GGTGTCGGCTATGTCGGCATGGCGCCCGATATGCGCGGTCTGATGTACAAGGCTTTCCATCTCAACAAGCTCTACCTCGATGTCGACGGACTGAACGATATCGTCGGCGTCTTCATTTCCGAGAAGTTCACGCCGCGCCAGGCGGCGATGCTGTTTGGCGAAGAACGCCTGGGCGCGAAGACGCTCGAGCGATTGAGGCAACGCGACAAGAAAGCCCGCGATGAGAAAAGCGAATTCGTGTGGTCGGTCTGCCGACGCTATGAGTTCGAGCCGATGAGCCGATCGAACCTCGACATGCCGTGGGCGTCAACGATCATCGACGTCGACAGCGAACACATTATCGAAGAGACCGGATATGAGGAGATGCCGTTCTTCATCCCGAGATGGGACACTCGATCTGATGAGGCGTTCGGGCGCGGCGTTGGAACCCTAGCCCTGCCGTCCGTGCTCACGTTAAACCAGATGGGCAAGACGATGTTGAGGGCTTTGCACCGTGCCGTCGACCCTCCATGGCTCTTGCCGTCTGACAGTATGGTTAACGCTCCTCAACTCCGCCCAGGCGGAGTTTCTTATTATGACGCTAAGGCTATCCGCAACCTGGGTCTCTCGAAGCCGTTCCAACAGATGGATTCCGCAGCACAGATCCCTTGGGGGCTCAACGCACAGACCGCCGAGCGTGAATCGATCATGGCGCTGTTCTTCAAGAACGTGCTCAACCTTCCGATCGACGGGCCAAGCATGACGGCGACGGAAGTGTTGGAGCGCCGCGAAAGTTTCGTGCGTGAGGTCGGGTCTTTATATGGCTCCCTCGAGAACTCCTACACGTCAGTCGTCACGGAACGGAGCTTCAATCTCCTGCTCCGCAAAGGCGCGTTCGGTCCGCCAGAAACCATACCCGAGGTCCTCCGCGGCACGGACATACAGTTCCGCTTTGCGAGCCCCGTCGAGAAAGCCAAGCGCCAGATCGAGGAGGCCGGTGTCTCGATGGCGATGGATAAAGTGCTGCAGATCGGACAGATCCGACCCGAAATCATGGACAGGTTCGACTTCGATGCGTTCGGCAAGTTCATCGCCAAATCGAACGACTTCCCGAACGAACTACTGAAGCCCGACGCACAGGTCGCGCAGGAGGCGGAAGCCAAAGCGCAACAGGCCGCGCAAGAGCAGAAAGTGGCGATGATGGAACGGATGGCGCCGGTGGCGCAGTCCGCCGCTCAAACGACAGCCGCAGCTCAACAGGGCGGGGGCGCGGGCGAGCTCCCGCCGCAAGCAATGGAACAACTGCAACAGGCGCTCGGCGCATAGATGACAGTCCGACCGGATCTCGAGGATTTCCACAAGCAGCTCGTCACGTCTGTCGATCTGCATCGCCACGGACCGGCCGATGTCGCTCGAGACTTTCGAACCTTGTTCCTCGAAGACAAGGGCCTCGGCCGCCGCGTGTTGTTCATGTTGATGTCCTGGTGCGGCGAGTACGACGTCTCCGATGACGGTGGCCGCATCCCGCCACTCGACAACAACGAACTCCAGCGCTGGGCTGGAAAACGAGAGATCGCCGCCCGACTGAAGGCGGCGCTGTACGCCGATCTTAACAACATAGAGGAACTTTAGATGTCCGAAGAAATGACCGAAGGCGCTGTCGAAGAGACGGCTACCCCCGAGGCAACTGAGGCAACAACCGAACACTCGTGGATGGACGGCATCGAGGACGACAAGGTCCGCGGTCTTGCCGGCCGTTACACAACACCGGCCGCCATGGCGAATGCGCTCTATGAAGCGAACCGCGAACTCAGCCAACGCGTGAAAATGCCAGGCGACGACGCGTCGGATGAGGACCGCGCCAAGTTCAACAAGCAGCTCGGCGTCCCCGAGACCCTGGACGATTACGATCTGTCGCAGCCGGAAGGTTTCGACAGCGAGCTCTACGACACCGAGGAATACCAGACACCGATCAAAGCGATCGTCGCCGACATGCACGCCAAAGGTGCGAGCCAGGCGGTCGTCAGCGCCATGCTGACAAAGTATCTCGAGATCGAAGCCGCCGGTAAGGCCGAGATCGCCCGTCGAGATCAGGAGTACTTGAACAAAGCCGAGGCCGATCTCCGAAAGGAATGGGGCAGCACATACGACGAGAATGTCGCCTTTGCGAACGATTACCTGACGGCGTCCCCCGATCTCGTGCAGCTCGAGCTCAGAGACGGCACGCTGCTCGGCAGCCACCCCGCGTTTGTGCGCCAGATGGCAGAGGTCGGGCGCTTGACGAACGAAGGCCAACTGCGTTTCGGCATCGCCGGAAGCGACGCAGCGGCGGACATGCAGACGCAGTACGACACACTGTCCCGCGACATCCACACGGCCTATCAGCGTGGTGATCGATCGCAGGCGGCGTCGCTGTCGGTGCAGCGCTCCGCCCTGGCGGAAAAGCTGCACGGCAATGAAAGCGTCGTCGGAGCTGGTCGAGCTGTATGATTGCAGACCCGGACGAACTGACCACCGCGAGAGGTCTCGATGACGCGATCATCGGGGTCGGGTACCGCTGCGGTCAGCCACCGGTTGTCGTCTACGCGGTCGAACGTGTCATCGAGATCCTGATGACCCGCGACGGCATGTCAAACGACGAAGCAATCGAGTTTTTTGAATTTAACATTGAGGGTGCGTGGATGGGGAACACCACACCGCTGTTCATGCACCCGGCCTCTTGCGAGGACCTGCAGGTACACTGATGAAGCGACGCATCCACGTCAATCAGCACGTGATTCGGCGGAATAACAAGCAAGGCGAGAGCGAGCCTCCGATCACCGTAAAGTCGTCAAAGTCAAACGAGTACTGCACGAGCGTCACCGTGAACGGTCCCTGCAAGGTGATCTACTCGCCCGACAAACCGCTCTCGTGTGGCGCCAAGGTCTGGATCGAAACGGACGCAGACGTCGTCCTGGAAAGATAGGACATATGGACAAGTTAACCGAGTTGGTCGCCGCCAAAGCGGCAATGCCAGCCGAATGGATTCAACCGTCGACCGAGATTTCGAATCTCCAAATCGACAGTCTGGATTTTGTCGAGCTCATCTTCGAGATCGAAGAGGCATACGACATCAAGATACCGACCGACTTCGACGGAGGGTTCACGACAATGGCAGACCTCTCCGCCGCCATCGATCGGCTCAAGAATTCTGAGGCGTCAGTCTCCGAATAACCAACGCCCCGCCGGCACCCCGCTCCGCGGCCCGGCAGACAAGCGTTACTAGCAACTCTGAGGCGCTGACTGGGAACTATTCGCGGCCCCTGCGAAGGGCATCCCGCAACCGTTCCGCTCGGCTATCCCGGAAGAGGTTTGCACCAATCGACAAAATCTCGAATGGAGGCAAGCCAGATGGCTACTTCAATCACGACGTCCTTCGTACAAGAGTACATGACTGATTTACACCATGTATTTCAACGCGAAGGCTCAATGCTAAAGGACACCGTCTTCCTGAAAGACGGTATCGTTGGTTCCACCGCTCACTTCCAAAAATTGGGCACCGGCACCGCAACCACCAAGTCACGCCATGGTGAAATCACACCGATGAACGTGACGCATACTGCACCATCCGTCGCCTTAGCAGACTTCTATGCCGGCGAATGGAGCGACAGCCTTGACGAAGCTAAGGTCAACATCGATGTCAGATTGGCCTATGCTAAATCCGGCGCGATGGCTCTCGGCCGTAAGGTTGACGAGCAGATCACGACCGTTCTCGATAGCACCACGCAATCGACCGTTACCTTAGCGGTAACCTCGGCTGCGGCTATTCAGGCCGGGCTGATCTCAATGGTCGAAGCCCTGGACGCCAACAGCGTTCCGAACGACGGCCAACGCTACGGCGTTCTGACACCTCGTGCTTATGCACAGGCGATGGTCGTCGAATCCTTTGCCAGCTCGGACTATGTCGGCGCCAACGGATTACCCTTTGGCGAGGGCATTCCGGGGCACCGGAAACTCCGCGACTGGTTAGGTGTAAAATGGGGGATGCTTCCCTCTCTGCCGGGGCAAGGTACCTCGACGGCGAAGTGTTTCGTCTACCACAAGAACGCGGTCGGCTATGCGATCCAAAAGGCCGATCGAAACGTCAGCGGCGGCGAAAACGTCTCTGCCGACATTACGTGGCACGGTGATCGTGCGGCGTATTTCATCAACCACATGATGAGTGGTGCCGCTGTCATGATTGATGACACCGGCGTTAATGAGGCCAACCTCAATGACACCACTGCCATCGCAACGAGCTAGGAGGGATTTGATATGGCTTATTCAGCTTCAAACTTAACCCAACTGGCCCACGGCGCTGGGTTCAAAATGTGGGTTTATAAATCCGCAGATGCAATTGCAACTGTGAACACCGCGAATTACTTCGCGGATGCGGCGCCGATGTTGTCGGTTCGCGATCTTATGATCGTGATCGACACCGCGACGCCGACCACACATTTCGTAACAGTGTTGAGCTGTGACGGAGTGTCAACGTGCGACGTCTCGGACGGCACTGCCGTCGCGGAAACGGACGGCGACTAGATGGATTGGGGCGGCTTTCGGGTCGCCCCTTTTCTTTCCAAAACATTTATGAGGTTACCCATGACCGCGCGATCGCGACCGGAAGATATCGAGTACATCTCTCGTCTCAAGTTCGGCAGCCAGTTTAATTACACGCCCGAGCACCACTCCAAAGACGATGTCGACGCCGACAACTATTTCCATAATATCTCGAGCCGCTACTTCGCACCCGGCGACGAGATCCGCGTGAACATCAAACACGAGGACAAGTCGTGGTCCAAACGCTGGTATGAGGTGATCGCCATCTCGCCCGAGACGACCGTCATCGAGCCCGTCGGCGCCTGGCAGCAACACAACAAACCCAAACGCAAAGCGGCAGCGCCTGTCAAAGAGGCGGCCTAGCGGATGGCCTCCGAGGTCTCGATCTGCAACATCGCGCTGCAGCTCATCAAGCACTCGAAGCAGATCACGTCGCTGACGTCCGGCACCAAAGAAGCGAACGCGGCCGAACTGGTATATGACGAGATGCGCGATCTACTGCTCGATATGCATCACTGGAATTTTGCCACCCGGCGCGTCCAGCTCGGCCAGCTATCTGTTGATAGCGCACCGGCATTCGAGTGGGATCACGCGTATCAGCTCCCGGCCGACTTCATTCGTGTGATGTCTGTGCATGAGCACGACACCGGTGATGATATGGTTGCGTACAAGATCGAAGGCGATCAGATCCTTGCCGACGCCGACGAGATCTATCTGCGCTATGTCGGTCGTGTCGAGGATCCGAACAAAATGCCACCGACGTTCCGGCGCGCTCTATCGAAGCTCGTCGCAGCCCAGCTCGCGACAGCGCTCTCGAGCTCGGTCAGCCTTTCGAAAGAGCTGTTCGCTCAATTCCATGATCAAGACCTGCCGTTCGCGAAGAGCACAGACGCAATCCAGAACTTCGCGGATCAGCTCCCCGAAAGTAGTTTTATCTCGGCGCGCTTTGGTGGCGCCCGCAGCTATGAGCCTGGGGATCCACCCTCTTGAGTTTCCAGACCCAACCCAATCAGGAATCGTTTAACGCTGGTGAGTTCGGCGAGAAGATGGCGGCGCGACTGCAGTTCGCCAAATATCCCAACGCCGGCAGTCAGTTCGAAAACATCATCCCGTTACCCCAGGGCGGTTTCACCTATCGTCCTGGCACGCGGTTCATCTCGAACTGCAAATCAAATTCTGTGCGCTCCTGGTTGCTGCCCTTTGTTTTCAGCAACATCCAATCATACGTCCTCGAACTGTCCACCGGGACCATACGGTTTTTGAAAGACCAGGCGATCATAAGCGCCGCGGATGTCGGGGCGGCGATCACGAACGGGACGTTTGCCGATAACGTCTCGAGCTGGACCGCCGCGGCGGGCAGCCTGACCCACGACGCCACCAACGATCGCATGATCATCTCGGCAAGCGGAGGGCGGGCCCAGCAATCGGTGACAACGTCGACCACCGGCGTCGAGCATGTGATGCGTTTCACTGTCCATGGTGCGGCGGGCGACAAGATCACCGTTCGCGTTGGTTCGGGTGCGGGCGGCTCGCAGCTCCTCGCCGATAAAATCTCGAAGGTCGGATATCACACCGTCGCCTTCACACCGGCAGCCTCGCCGTTTTTTGTGGAGTTCCAGAACGACATGGGCAAGACCGTCTCGGTCGACAACATAGAGATCCTCGATAACGTCCCCGTCGAGTTGCAATCCCCCTTCCTCGAGGCAGACCTCCCCAATATTTCATATGTGCAAAGCGCCGACGTCATGTACCTGGCCCTTGGCGGTGCGGTGCGCCCCTATCGCCTCGACCGGTTCGGGCATTCGTCCTGGTCGCTCACGCAGGTGCTGTTCAAAGACGGGCCGTACCTCGACCTGAACGACGAGACGACCACAATGACATCGTCCGCCGGGACCGGTCTTGGTGTGACGATCACCGCTTCCGCTGTCACCGGTATCAATGACGACCTCGGTTTCCGGGCGACGGATGTCGGGCGAATGCTTCGCATGAAGTCCGGCTCAAATTTCGGGTTCGCGCAGATCGTCGGCTTTACGGACACCCTCAATGTTACGGCGGACGTGCTTGGCGAAGCGCTGCCAACCGGCACCACCACCGACTGGCGGCTTGGTGAATACAACGACACAGATGGCTGGCCGTCTGCGATCAGTTTCATTCAGCAACGCATGGCCCTGGCGTCGACCCTGAAAGAGCCACAGAAGTTTTGGCTGTCGGTGTCTGGCGACATCGAGAACTTTCAGGATTCAGACAAAGAAGGCGACACCCTCGACGACAGCTCGATTGTGTTCCGCCTGGCAGCCCAGCGGGTCAATACGATCCTATGGTTCGCAGCCCGCAAGAAACCAATCATCGGCACGCAGGACGGGAACTGGACGCTGCGATCCGAAGGCGCGATCCTGACGCCGAGCGACATCGCGGCGGACTTCGAAGTGACGTCCGGCTGCGCCAAAGTACCGCCGGTCGAGATCCGGTCCCGACTGGTGTTTGCCCAAAAGCAGGGTCGAAAGATTGTCGAGTTCGCTGACGTTATTCAGTCCAACGGCCTCGAGGGTTTCGATGCGTTCGACCTGACACTCTTAAACGACCGCGTGCTGAAAGACGGCGTCGTCCAGATGGCGTTCCAGCAAGAACCGGACAGCATGATCTGGTGCGTGCGTGGGGACGGGCAGTTATCAGCGCTCACCTATCAACCGGACCAGGACGTCCTCGGATGGTCGCGCCACATCATTGGCGGCAGCTTCCAGGGCGCCAACGCGGTCGTCGAAAGTGTAACCACCATCCCTGGTCAATCCGCCAGCGGCCAATTCAAATCGAGCGCCGCCCGAGATGAGGTGTGGCTTGTCGTCAAACGTGAGATCAACGGGTCGACCGTTCGCTCGATCGAATGC